TTTGCTTAAGGTCTTTAAAATAGCATGCAAAACTTTTACTTGTGTGTCGTTTAATCTCGCTAACTCTGTATCCGTATCAATTAATTGATTAAAGTCAGCAGCACTTCCAGCAGCAACAGAAGTACAATTTGTTATCGCATCACCTATTCTACCAGCACCATCACCATTTACAAATACTGTAGTAGAACCAGTTGCAATAGGAGCAGCATGTGGTAGACAAGGGATACTGCCAGGCAATAAATGTACAGTATTAACATCTCCTTGACAACTCCACTTGATACCATTCACAAATACATTTACTGAACCTTCTGCTCTAGTCATACCAGAACAGTGTGGTACATCTGCATCTCCAATTCTAGTTGCTGCGGGCACGTTCTTTCTCCATTAGTGCTTGTAGTCTACCGTTCCATCTTGCCATCTCTACGTGTTGTTCATCTGTATGATTTCCATCCTCACCTTCTGGTTCTGGAAGATCCGGTAAAAATTTAACTACATTTTCGAAAGTATCTGGAATGTCTTCATATTTAGTATAAGTCTCTAATATTCCATTAACTACTAACTGAAATTCCGCCACTAATCTTCCTCAGTTTCTACACTCTTGGTGCTTACAAAAGATGCAGCCAATTCTTTTCTTCTGCCTTCTAGAGCATCACTCACCTTATGAGAAATTGCATGTTGAAATGCACCTTCAGCTTCTACATTATTACCATCTACAACCATATCTACAAATTCTTTACTCGTCACTGTTGCTCTCCTTCGTCTGCATTTGGATCCATACCATAGGCAAGTGCTGCTCTATCTCCAGCATCCATTTCTGGATCAACTGCCATACCAGCTGAATCTGTTGGGTATCTTTGGATACCATCACCACCATCATTCGGCACACCACCATCCATTGGATCTTTTTCTGCTTCAGTTGCAATTTGGTCACGCATATCAGCTATCTCAGCATCATTCATACGCAACACATGTTTCAAAACATATTCTTTACTGAAGAATGTTCCAATGTATGATTCTATATTCTGTAAAGTTGTAATACGATCATTCAACAACTCTGCTTCTTTTAGCTCTGCAAAATGACCATCCTTAAGAAAATCATATTGAATGTGTTCTTTCATTACATCCCAATCATCCAAAGAGATAACACCCTTTAACAATAACTGAGTTTTCAAAATGTCTGTAAAGAGATGAACAAACTTCTTTCTTAGCTTCTGAATAAACTTGGTAAACTTGAGTTCATCTCTTGTAATGTCTGTGCTTCTACCAAGACTAAAGTTTGATTCTGACTCAAGTCTGGAAATAGGAACATTCAATGACCGATAAAGTTTTTTCTGGAAATATTGAATGTCATCAATCTCACCAAGATTAGAACCACCCGGCAGTGTTGTGATTTCTGTTCCTCGACCACCTTCTCTACGTGGAAGCCAGAAGTCTTCAAGCATACTCATGTGATTTCTGTCATCTCGTATTTCACCAGTTGATGCGTCATACACCAACTTGTTACGATAACGATTCATCACATCTTTAAGATATTGCTCTGCTTTTATCTTAGGAAGATTGCCAACATCAATGTAGAAAATTCTACGCTCTGGTGCTCGTGAAATGCGATAGATAACCAACGCGTCTTCAATCATCCTCAATTGGTTGACAGGTTTGATTGCTTTGTGTAAGTAAGATAAAACCTTACCACTGTTTTGATCAATTACACCAGAGGGACAATACGTTATGGCGTCAGCAGCAATTCTAATTCCTTGTTGAGTTCCGCCATATCCAGCAGAGTGTAATCCTTTTTCATTGTAGATATAATACTCTTCAATCTTCTTAATTTTATCTACACCAGTGGCTTGGTCTTTCTCTTTCTTTACTTCTCTTACTTTCTTAATCTTAGTTGCATCAATAAATCTTAATGAAACTAAGCCTTTCTTGGGATTTTTTTGATCAATAACTTTATGAAAGAAAATTCGTCCATCGACATACCAACGTCTGAAAATATCATGACCTTTCTCTTCAAATTCTAAAAGAGAAAGAACACTATTAAATTCTTCTCGAATAAGTCTTTTAATTTTTTCTGGGTAGGGAAGTCTGTCAAGAGTAACCATGACAGACTGAGAAAATTCATCTGAAGTTATTGCTTCGTTAATAATATCTTCAATTGCACTGTCACACTCTGGCTGTTGTGCAATATCTCTATAACGTCTAATTAAATCAAGTTCTGTTCTTTCACGTCCATCCGTATCAAGAATGGAAGAAAAGAAACCACCACCAGCAACCTCAATACTGCCATCGTCAGGAGTCGGGACAGTGAAAGTATTTTCACTGCCCTGAGTCCCTTTACGAGTAATACTAAAACCAAATAGCTCTGCCATTATATCTCCTTACTACTATTTAGTAGTTTAGAAATATATAGTCAGACACTAAAATGGCCCAGAAGGTGCATCCTCAACTACACCATCTGTTACAAAGTGTTGATATCTAAACGTTACATCAAAAGTTTCAATCGTGTCTGAAGTACCAGCAGCTAAGTCAATCGCACCAACTGCTGTCGGAAACGCATTGATAAAGGTATATGTTTTCAATATTGTATCATCTCTATCAAGTTGCGAAACTTTAAGGTCAGCAGTATATTCATCATGCCTTGTCAAGCCTTGACCTGTGACAAGATTATTCATACTGTTATTCCATCGTTCCATTGCGTTTCTAATAGCAAAGTTTGTGTCGTTCAAGAAAGTTACAGTCCACGGTTCAAATTCTCTATCAGCAGGGATAAACAATGAACGACCTCTGAACGGCACCGGAACTTCAGTGACTGTCATTCCAGGCATCTGAGCGGCCGTGCACAAAAACGCAGCATTTCTTGTATCCAAACCAACAGCACCAGCAGGAGGATTATTAATCTCAACGCGATATTGGTTATTTCTAGCGCCACCACCAAGTAGTTGTGACCTAAATTCGTCTAATGTTCCAACCATTTTCGTTGCTCCTTATTAGAATCTGCCGATAACTTCGTTGAATTCGACACCAGTTCGAACGGCAACAAAGTTAAGAGTGATAAAGTTAATAGACCTTGCTGGTTTGATGTAAATGTCAGCAATAAATTCATTTCTGTCAATTACTTCGCCCGTGTTGTTCGTACCATCGCAGATCACCGCAAAATCAGTGATACCTCTACGACCCTGAACATCTCGCAAGAAAGGCTCTACCAAGTTACGGAACTGTGCTCTTGTAAACTCATCGTTGAACTCAAAGAGTGTAAACTTGGCAGCAGTTGCGATTGCTTTTTCAAGAACCAAGAACAAACGACGAACGTTGATTCTATCAAACGCACTTGGTTTTGTAAGAGCAGTCTTGTCACCAAAGAGAACCACACCCTGGCCAGGAAAATCAACAACAGGGTTGATTCTAGCCTTGTAGAGAATATCTCTTTCAGACTGTTTTGGATTGTAAGCAACTTTAATCGCACCACGAATGTTACCACGATTGTAACCGCCCGGCGAGAACCATGCATCAGCAACTCTGTCTGTGTTTGCACAGACCCCAGCAATATCGCCATTCAAAGGAACAAAACGCACCACATCATTGTACTTATCATACATCTGCTTATAACCACTGTCGTATACAACATACGAAGACGATGGCAATGTATCAAATGAATCTTTAACATTTACTGTTTGTGTGTTTGAACTCTGAACGTTAACAACCGCCTGACGAGCAGGAGAGATGAAACCAACACAATCCTTGCGGAGTTCACAAAGGTCTGTAATCATCGTACCATGTGTGTCAAACTCATCACCAGCTGTGCCGAACGATGAACCAGTAACCGTTACCGAAGGTCCACCAAGAACAAAGTTAATGTCATGAGCTTCTGTGTCTGCGAACAAGTCATATGCTGTTCTCTTTTCACCAAGAGTCAAAGAATAATCGTCTGTTCCACCAGTCAACCCATCATATGTCGGGGTGTCAACAGCAGTGAACGCACCAGCACCAGAACCGGAGTCCTGAATAACGTTATCTCCAGCATTTGAACCAGAACTATCTGTACCATCTAAAAGAACAGCATCACCTTCATCCGAACTACTAGAATCCGTACCGTTGAGGATAATGTTGTTACTTACATCCAAGTCACTACCCCAGTTTGTTCCAGAAGAAAGATGATCCATCCAAAAGATGTTTGCAGATCGTGTGTAAATTACATCAGGATAATAATTTGTTCCACCTTGAGCTGTTCTAGCCTTAGGATTCTTGGAGAGTGCTGAATATGTTTCTAGAACAGAGAGAGTTCTTTGACCAGCAACACTTTCACTAAATCCACTAATTTTACCTGTTGTATCATAAACAACAATGTGTAACTCATCAGCCGTACCACGTCCTTCTTGAGTAGACCACTCAGAAGTACCTGGCGCAGAATCAAACAAATCATAAAACTTCCAACGCCTACGAATGTAGGAATTGTCAGCAAGGTCTGCAACCAATCCAGTTCCATTCGGATTGTCTAGTTCACGAATTGTAATTGTGTTGTTTGCTGTGTCACGAGCAGTGACCTCATATTCTTTACCTGCATGACCACTAGCCGGAGTACCGAATCCACTGTCTGTGAAGAAAGAAACGATATCGCCAACGTTAATAA